AAACCCATACGCCGCAAGAAGGCTCCCCAAATACCGATGTTATATTAATGTCAAGTTTCTGCATTAGAACATCGACGCCAGGGCACTTAAACCACTTGTGATTGCTGTGCTTCCGGCGGCACTTCCTGCGTAACTTGCACCGAGACTTGTAAGCCCGCTCAACATGGAATTGGAAGACCCTACATCAGCATTGTAGTTATTCAAGTCTCCTGCATAGGAATTATAAACCCCTTGCATCAAGTTTGTAGGTGCAACATTCGTAGCAGTCTGTTGCGGTGTGTAGGTCGGGTTGGTGACCTGGGAACCAGACCGGAGCGCATTAAGCTCATTTAACACCTGATTCCGTGCAGTTTCCTGAATGGTAAGCTGTTGCTGTTCTGCATTCCCGGCCCCTGTAATAGCAGCATCACGGGCGGCAGCGTAAGCATCATTCTTATCCATTGCATAGTTTTCTTGCATGGTATCATAGGCGTCACTGCCTACGGTAATGCCTTGATTGGCCAGAGTCGCCTCAAGTTTATCTTTTTGCTGAAGATACTGCGGATCAAGGCGGGACGTATGCCGACGGTACAAGGCGTCTTCTACTGCCTGACGTGTTTGGGCATTTGCCTGCGGGACAGGTACGCTTAAATCCTTCGAGGCATTGCCAAACAGGGTATCAGACAGCCCCGCATACTGCTTTGACATTTTGTTCGCGGCGTCAAGAAGATATTGGCCTTCCGGCGTAAGGTTTGTGGTCTGTGTCCACTTATCGCCTACATTAGACCAGTCCAAAGTACCGTATGGGGTGATTTGTTTATACCTGTCCAACGCCGCATTGACACGGGCGGTATCGGCATTCATTCCATACTGAGCTGTCGCGGTGGCGTAAGGATCGGGAGGAGGGGGTGGTTCATCTCCGCCACCAAATACACTACCTACAATATCCCCAATAAAATCAGCCATTTTTTAACCCCTTTGTGTAGTAACTATCTGCAGGACTAAACCCTTTCTTACGGTAGAATTTATCCAATTTTTCAGGAGAAAGTGTAGAAGTCCTAGCCATTGCAAGTTCATTCGCTCTCACATCAACTGCCCACTTTTCCAGCCAGTTAAACATTTGAATAGCAAGCCTTCCGATATTTCTAAAAGCCGGCTTTATATACCAAAACAATTCCCGCGCCACTGTTTGATTTTCATTAAACCAGGAAGGGCTAAGCATAATCCCTGTCATGGCAATAAGCTCACCATCAACTTCTCCAACAATAACAGCAGACCTGCCACTAAGCATAAAAAAGCGCAAAGATTTGTCCAGGGAAACGTCGCATGGAGTTATATTTCCATAGCAACCGGCTTCCAACTGGAAATCCTTGAGCATTATGATTAAGGCTGGTATGTCAGAAAGCGTTGCGAGGCGAAGCATGAATACCCTCCGGTGTTGGTTAATCTGACCCCCGCCGGAGGGTATATGAGGTTGGGAGACTGCGTAAAGGATTAAATCAAACCACAATTTTCAACAATAAGATCCGTTGCATTCCATGTAATACTAACACCCTTTGTCGCCAAACGCAAGCGCAAAGATAAAGCACCGCCAGGCATGTGGGAGACTGTTCGCCACTTGAGGATTGTGACTTCCCCAACCCAACGGGCGCTGTCGAATCTCCCATTATCCCAGGTATCACCATCAAGCGACAAGTCCGAAGTCGAACCAACATTCGGGTCTGTACGGTAATCTACATCAATGCCAAAGGTTAAAGTTACATTTGCATCAGCAGTCATATTCGGGCGGAGCATGGTGATATGCTTGGTGGGGGCTTGCGTCAACTCTTGGAAAGACTCCCCTGCTCTGGCGTCGATAATTGCTCCGTTATCGGTAGTCCCATACCAAGCCTTTGCGACCATATCATGGCAGGCAAAGTACAAAACCCCATCAAGTACGCACCATGCTTCAGCATTCTGCCCTGTAAATCTACACCATTTTCCAGTTATCGTATTCATTACAAATTGATAACTGTAAACAATATTGAGCGTATCTTCCCTGCCTATCGGAACATTTACTAAAAGCATGGAAGCTTCAGGATAAACAGTAACCTGCCAGCCGAAAGCTGATTGCTGTGCTTCAACCGCAGACTGCCATGCAGAGACAATTTTATCGCTTATGGCAGTTCCTGCATTGATACTTGCGCTTATAAGTGCTTTGGAAAGTGGGAAAATACCAGAAACAGTCAGTACGCAAAGGTCGCCGCCGACTTTGGTAAAACACTTACGGCCTAAAGGAGTGCCTATGTTAAAGATACCCATTAAGGAAAACGCAGTTGAATCAGCCGGATTGGTGCCTTTATAGACAGCAACTTCACCTTTGGAAGTTATCACAACAAAATGATCGTCAAGCCCTTCCCCGGCGTCAAGTGACCAAGAAGCCGTGGCCATGATGTAGCCGCCAAGATGGAACAAGGAGCCTAACGGAAACTCTGAAGCCGCGCCTGCGATGGAGTCGAGTGGTAGGTAGTAAAAGGAAAGGGAATTCTTTTTTGTCAAAATCAACCGATGCTTCCATATAGACACATTCGCAACATCAGTTGAAGTAATACCTGTCAATGCGGGAGTAGACGTCCCATCTAACACAGTCCAGGTGCTTCCATCATATAACTTACACTTATCAACCCCATTGCACATCCAAAGAAAATCACCGCCAGGAGTTGACATGTTAACATACTGCCATTCCCCGTTTGTAGCCGCGGAAAGGTTTGTCGTACACACCCCACCACCAGTTACATCGTAAATCCCGGAATTGTCCCCTGCAAAAAGTTTACTTACACCTGCAGGGGAGCTGTACCCCATTAAAGAGCGGATGTTGTGTGGGACTGCCGGAGAATCCGTAGGTATTGTAGCATAAGATTGCCAACCTTTCCGAAGCATTACATTGGTGAGCCTTGGAAACCAGTTATCCAGTTGAATCGCGTCGGCCTTGTCCATACCTGTAAGTGGGTCACGGGCATTCCAGCCACCAGTCGGGGCAGGGAGGGATATTTTCTGGCCTGTGTTATTCCGACCTTCGTCAAGGACTTTTCTCATCATACACTCCAAGAGCCTTCAGGAACGGAAATACCAGGGCGAAGGCCGGAAGAGCCTTCTGCCATATTGATAGGTTGTGCGCCGCTATCCTTTCCCATGAGGTTTGTAACCGCGATTTCGTAGTTACGAAACTCTTCGCTATAACGGATGCCTTTTTCCCGCTTCCAGAGCCAGCGAAGCCCGAGGATAAGAAGTTTGTCCGGATAGATACTTGTATCTGTATCCTTGGTAAAATAAGGTTTCGGTATGGTACCCTCCAGGACGGGGTAAGATGATACATACTCAAAAGCGATGGTGTTTCCAGCCGACGGCGCGGGAGTGATGTACAAATGCCCACCTTGTTGGCGGTAACGGGAATCGGAGATAGGGGCAAGATTGGCTTTTGCTGCCTGCCAGTCAGTGGGAGAAACCGAACCGGGAATGACTTCACCTACCGTTCTGTCAAAGATAAGATTGTCGATGATATTGACAAAACCTTGGGAGGCGAGGGCGGTTAACACTCCCTGATCCTCGGCGGCCAGCGAGATAAAAGTCGCCTCAACCTGCCCCATAGTCCAGGCTTTCCTCTCTCCAAGATCATCAAGGAGCTCATTGCAAAGCCCGAGCAACTGCAGAGACTGCTCATCCCTGGACGTTGCCACAGCCGCCTGCGTCGGGATAGCTGTCCGACGGCAAAACTCATTGATGATCTCAAGGATAGTCATTCCATATACTCCTTATTTTTTAGCAGATTCCAAAGCTTTTACTTTCGCCGCAAGGTCTGCTACTTGTTTGGCCAAGGCTTCATTCTTGGCTTTGAGGTCTTCATTCTGCTGCTTAACGGCGGTCAACTCCTCAGACTTAACGCCAACGGTTTTTGCACTGGAAAGCCAATCAAGAGCTTTCTGCTTGAGGTTCCTTCCACCCATCCCAATACGAGCAATGGTCTCCTCATTTGCCGCCGCCAAGTCCTCAACCGTCCGAATCTGGCAATCCAGCAAACCTTTAACCTGTGACGGAGACAGCACCGGCCAAGTCAAGATAGCTGTACCTTCAACCGGCATCTCCCTTCCTTCTTTCCATGCCGCATATGCTTCCTTATACGCCCGAAGCCATGCCGGATCAAACCGCTGATTTCTGGTATCTTCCTCCAGTTTTGCAAACCACTCAGAAACCACCCGTTCAACTCGGTCTTTACTTCCGATAGGGGTGATAAAAGCATAGTCAACATCAGTTGCTACATAATGCCCGGCTTCGATAGATGCGTTCCGATCCTCAACTGCACGGACTTCAAAAGTCACATACGGAGGTCTCTCCTCAGCTACTTTCATTTCCTACTCCTTTAAAAGGTAAGGGGGCCGAAGCCCCCTCAGGTTGGTTGTGGGAACTACGCGGCAGTCGCGTCGTCCATGAACGGGTAGTCCAACTCCATCTCAGCAAGGCCGGTGGAGGGGGTGTCGATTGCAGATGCGCCGATGCACTTCTTGACGCGATCGCCTGCTACAACAGCATCGTCGGCAGTACCTGCTGTGGCGGTAGCATAAACCAGACCGTTATCAGCAAAGGATGCGGCAACCTTGCCAACGCCCTTGCCCTTAATCTGATACCAGCCATACTGGTTGGCAACATTGGCAGACATGGCAAGGCCAACCTGACCAATGTCGTTAGCGGCGAGCAGGGTCGTGGACCAGTCATCTTCGTGGAAAACAACAAAAGAACCGACTACGGTACTTGCCACGCCCTTGGCATACACAAATTCACCAGCACCATACTGCGTCGATGCAATATCAACCGCAGTTACAACGGTGCCGAGAGGATGATTTTTGGTGGTGCTGGTGGTAGCGATATCCTGCATACCAATCTGCCCGCCTGTGATGATAAACTGACTCATTGTAAGTCCTCCTGATAAGGATTATTCCGCCGGATTATGGTTGTATAATCCGGCGGAATTTAATTATGCCTTGATTACGCCCTGCATCGCACGATTGCTGCAGACCAGATTACCCATCCACAGGATCGGGATAACTACCGCATCCTGATTGATAGCGTTCATCTGATCCATGGTGGTCAGGTTGGCGTCCTGGTGTGCGACCTTGTACATATAATCAGTGTTCAACATGTACATATGCGCGGCAGGGATACCGGAACCGCCGTCGAACAGCACATCGGCGCCTTTATACTTCAACGCAACAAAGCCAG